ACCTACACTATCATTATAAGCAAACGTGCGTAGAATCATATGGGATGCTGGAACAACAACACTGTTACCAGCCAAGTCATTAGCAAAGCCTGATGGGTAATAAACTGACATATACTCATTGTTAGTTACTAGTCCATCTTCACCGTTATCTTCTGCGGCGGCTGAGTTTTTACTCCATGCTTGGATATTTGCGGCATTGTCTGATAAACGGAACGGCGCATCGCCAATAACGTGTGCTGTTTCCTTTCTATCAACGTTTAGTGTAGTCATATTAGATAGCAATTCTGGGTAACCCGGAGCTGCAATTAAGTTAAACTGGCGTTGCTCTTCGCGAATATCTGTATTGGCATCAACTGCTGATTTCATTGCGGCGACAACAACTGCACGTTGTGACTTACGGCCGGCGCTTAATGAACCATTTGAGTTTGTGCCTGACTTATTTGCCCAACGATCTGGGTAATAAGTAGCAACAGATTCACTTGACATACGTGGGTTACCTGAAGAATATTTTGCTACTGTTACTTCGTCTGCTCTATACTCTTTTACTGTATAACCACTACGTCTTGTGTTCCATAACATCATACCACGTGGATAGGATGCTGGATCTGGAGCATCTGGATCTAAGAAGTCATCACTTAATAGGTCTGCAATGCTTGATGCGGTGCCAGCACCTGAGCCACTTACTTTAGCGGCGGCTGCTGTTTGCCATCTTGCATCAGCAAACAAAATACCGTTTGATGATGTTTGATCTGTTCCATCAATTAATACCCATGCACTTGACTGATAACGATATAACTTTGGATAATTTTCAAGATCTGAAGTATCAATCCAAAGATCACCGTTTACAAGTGCTGTAGCATCTGACTGTGTCAAAGGCTCTGCGGCTGCAAAAATTGGACCTGCTGGATCTGTTTGACTTAAATCATAACCACGATAATCTGTGGATACATTTTGATAACCTTTCCATGTTGTACCATCATGAACCATAATGTCAGCAACAAGTGTTGTATCATACCATAAATCGCCTGCGGCTGGATCTGATGTAGGCACTGTTGCGGATGCTTCATATGTTAATTCTTCCCAGTTTGTGCCAATTAAGTCACCGTTTGGAAGTGTATATACATTTGCTAGTGAAGCAGAAATACCTGCGTCTGCTAGTGGTGTACCTGATGTTTCACGAAGTACTAAATCGTCACCTTTAGCGTGTACTAATGTAACTGCGCCTGAAGTTTCTACTCTTGCGGAAACATCTGTAATTGCGGCGGCGCTAACTGCTGTTAAGAAATCACTTGCGGCTGTGCCACCTAGTGTTACAGTTGTGCCGTTAATTGTAAAGGTTTCTAAGTTAACAAATGTTGGTGAAGTATTTGAACCAGTTACAGCAAGTTCGCCTGAACTTTTGCGTCTGTATGGTTTAAATGTAACTTCATCTGCAGAAGCAACGTCGTGGTCAACTATTAGCGTACCCACTGCGATTGTTCTTGGATCTGTGCCACCTCTTCCTGTTGTAGCATCTGTAATAGAATCATAAGCATATACTGTCTTTGATTCCCATAAGCCTGATGTTGATGAGTACACTTTAACAACAATATTGTTGCCATTAGCACCACCTAAATATCCATCAAGTTTTACCCACATGCTGCCTGATGGTGCTGGAGTTGCCGCACCTGTTTGCCATGTAGGAACTGTAGTGTAACCACTCTCTTGTAATCTTGGAGCATTAAAGGTGCCCGCTGTAATGCCCATGTCTGCTAAAGCAGTACCTGACACATTAGCAAATGCAGCTGATGCGGATGCAGTTGCACCATCTGATGCTGACGAACCAATAACGTAAATTTCTAATACACCACTGTTATTGTATGCCTGTACACCAGTTATTGCGGCACTACCACCTGTAAATACGCCATTGATATCGCTAACAATATCGTCAACACCTGTGCCTGTAAATGTTACAGTACTGCCATTAATACTAAATTCATGACCGATTGTAACAGCACTTGGGGTTACTGAGATTGTTGGAAAACTTGATGCCCATGATGCATTTCTTGTTGCAAGGGCGTGTGCGGATGATGTAATTGCACCGGAACCAACTGCTACCCATGTGTTACTAGTAGTTTTGTAATAAATTGCGTTGTTTGTTGTTGCTGTAACAACTGTGTAATCACCAATTGATCCAAATGAAGCATTTGGAAGATATGATGGGTTACCTGAGTGCTCTGTAGCACAAATTGTAGGTACTGTATATGTAAATGTTTGTGTTGTGGCGTTCCAAACGTGTAGACCCCAAACAGTGTTTGTTAGGTCTAACCAATGTGTGCCATTGACTGGTGTGCCTGTAGGTGCTGTTGCTGAGCCTGTTAATTTACTTAAATCTACATCTGCTCGTAAAACATACGCCTGATTGGCAATACCTAGATATGAATATGCGGCCTGTAAACCGTATTCGTTTAATTCATAGCCATGCAACATTGTTCCGGAAGTACTACTATAAAAGTTAGGAGTACCAAATGTTGTTGCTAATTCTAGTTGTGAAGTAAGTAACTGAACCTTACCAGCGTTTGCCGCTGTTGTTCCTGACGCTGTACCTGAACCAGAAGCTTGAAGCTTATCTTGTGCAGTTGCTACTAAAATTAGCGGAACTGTACCTGGATCTGAAGTTACATACGCGGATTCATTGGTTACTGTTACCTCTACACCTGGAGATACTAAAGCCATAATCTTTTTCCTCGTATAAAATTTTAATTAAAATTCTACATCTTTCTTTAAGATGTATTGATACTAGTATTTATTTAGATCTTGTAAAATTAGTGCCATACAGTAACACCCAAAGGGCATCGAAAAGGGTTTGTAAAAATAAATACTGATATGAAACATAGCGAAAGACCGCTGTGTCGTTGTGGTATGCGACCAGTTGCAATAAATTATTATAAAGAAGGTAGACCACATTATAGATCACAGTGTGATAAATGTAATCGCAAAGCAAAGAAGCTTCGAACCACTCCCAAAACAAACTGGAAGCAAAGTGGCTACACTAAGAAAAAGTCATGCGAGAAATGTGGCTTTGTAGCGGACCACAGTATTCAACTTGATGTTTACCACTTGGATAGTAATAGAAAGAATAATAATTGGAAGAATTTAAAAACAGTCTGCGCCAATTGTCACAGACTACTATATGCTACTGGAAAAGGATGGAAACAGGGCGACTTAATTCCCGATTTTTAACAGCAATGATATAACTGATTTTTCCAGCGTACTGATATCACTATAGTTTTCAATAGTATAGTCTATGTCACAACCTACCCATGAATATTCTGAAGCATGAACATTTGGATAAACCGTTGGCATCATTAGTTCGTGCATCGGATCTTCGCGTTCCGCATTGTCCGCAACTGCTGTATTCCACCATTCTGGTTGTTGTCCGCGTTTTACACGCACTATTTTGCCGTTTAACTCTCTAATTAATTTAATCTCGTTAGGAAAGCGTGTATCTGTAATAATAACGTTGTGTTTAGCAGTGGTTAGTTTCTTTTCTAAACTTAACAGCCATATATCGTCATGAAACTGCCTTCGCCATAAATCTGTGCCACATCTTTGCAAAGCAATGCGTGGAGTAAAGTCGGGCATGTCTAGTTTATTTGCCCACCATTCATCTACTGTTTCACGCCATTCTCTGCTTTCGTCGGTATCGCCTTCTAGCAGTGCGCGATTCCATTGAAATACAGATGCAAGTGAGTCTTTTAGTGAACTAGCAAAACTTTCCCTAGTCCAATTTTGACTACTATTTTGAATAAGATAATTTGCTACTGTGTCCTTGCCACAGCCTTTGAACCCAACTAAACCAATGATCATATTTTTAACTTTTAGTTATGAAAATGTATGTAAACTATAGCCGCATAAATAACGGCCAATACCGTGACAAATATCACAGTGTCCATCTGTGTCTCTCCTGTGTAATATTAACCAATGACAAATGATAGCGGTGTGCCACCATCTTCAAAGTTTTGTAACTGTGTTGCTAGGTCAGCCATTTCTTGCTGTCCTTCTGCTTTTAACTCACTGCCGTTCATTGTTGTGCCGCCTTGTGGGCCAGCAAGTGTAGCAAACTTGGAACGTGCTTCACCAAGTATTTGTTTGCACATAGCAAGTGTATAATCTTCTACCCATTTTTTTGTCATATGGTGTTGAATTAAATTCTCAACTGGTTTTTGGTTGTATAACCATAGTAATACACTTTCGCTTTCACCATCAATCTTACGAATAATTGTAAGTTTTTTAGTAACTGAATCCCAAGTATAATTTATAAAACCACCAAACATTCTTGCCGCCATTTCTTGATAGCCAGAAAATAACTCATACGTTGCTAGTCCGCCCACTCTACCTGCTTGTAGCATATACATATTCATATACCCTGCTTCAAACGGTTCAAAGTTTGACGCTCCTTCGCCACTCGTGCTACCAATTGTTCTTCTGAATATTTGTCTAACTTCTAAAATATTAGCGTCTAAATAATAATCTTGCTTATTTTTTTCTAACGTTAAAAAGCCATATGACTCTTCAACACTGTTAGCACTCATTTGTCTATATCTATTCACAGCATTATCTAATGCTACTTCTAAATGCTCGTTATCTAATTCAACATCGACGATTCTTTCACCTAAACGTAATTTAACATTTGTGAATAACGCATTTTTTAACTTGGTTAATTCTTTTGTTGCCATACATGTATTTATTAGATCGCTTTAAGTAATATAGTATCAGAGTTTAGCCTCCCAGTAAGTTTAGTGTCAGTAGTGGTTAATTCATCTAAAAATTTGCGTAAAGCAACCTTGCCAGCACTCTTAAACGCTTTGAGTGAGTCCTCTGGCTTACGCAATGTCTTTTGTATGCTCAACTTCTCATCAAAGCCTGTAATGGTAGTGCCTTTGATGCTTAGTCCTGTGCCGTCTCTACTCATTCCCTTAGGATCAATGTTAGAGGCGACATACTTGCCAATTTTGCGATTCTTTGTATTGTAAATCCATAGTTCATTAGCACCAAGTATGTCTTTTGGATCTATGGAAACTAGTTTTAGTTTATCGTCTTGCACTTTATACTTGATCTTGCCAATCAACTTCTCTTTGCTTGGTGCTTTCTTCTTACGCACCTTACGAGTTGCTTTTTGTATATTAGCATGATGCTCGGCGTCTGCAACAACAGCAGAGTAAAAAGCAAGTAACTTCTTTAACTCTGATTTTTTATAAGGATAGCCTTCCAGTAATTGTGCTTCGTCCTCATCGTCTTTATCAACACCGTTAATAACTTTTGTTAAGTCCTCCACATCGCTGTCATACATTCTCGAAATAAGGCCAGCCGCTTTTCCGGATATGCTATGTGCGTTTAGCAATTTAGCAAGACTAAAATCAGTCTTAAAGCCGTTAGCAATCATATCGTCAATCGCACCCTCAATATATTCTCCAGCAAAGTTATTTGCTTTCTCTACCATGCGATCTTGAATAGAGATAATTTGGGCCGCCTTTGGTTTTTCCTTTGGTTTTTCCTCTTTACCCCACTCTGTAGGCACCGATTCTACAATATCTTTAATTCGCTTTTTAAGACTGTGAACCAAATTATCCATTGGAGGTGCGCCTTTAAGTAGCATACGCGAAACTGAGCCTGCCGTAATACCAATTTGCCAATCACTGGCATTCTTAATAGCACTAATCGCATCTGTGTCTACAATCTTTTGCTTCTTCATCCACTCAATAAGGGGTTGCTTACTGTCCTTAGAGGTGTAATGGTAATTGTAGAAGTTTAATGCTTGTGTGATTTTAAGGTTTATTTGTGTTTTTTCATCACCATCCAAGTCCATTAACTCTTCGTCAGTATAGCGATCAATATACTCTTCCCATGATGGTTCGCCAAATGCGCCATCATTCTTTTTCGATACTCGTTTAGCTTTCTTTTTGGCAGCCAATGTATTACTCCATATTATGAATTTATACCACTAAATAGTATTATATAGACAAATCCGAAAAAAGTCAATAAAATACACTACATAAGTGTTTGATTAATAAGAGTTTTTAAAGAATGCCAAGATTATCACTGTGGAAGCCAACTAAAGGTAACGATTTTAAGTTCATGGACAACAGAGTTCGTGAAATGTTTGTTATAGGTGGAACTGGAATTAATATTCACAAGTATTTAGGTCCTATAAATCAAGGCGACACAAAAAAGGCTGATCAGCCATTATATGAAAACCAATCCGTATCTAACATACAAGATCTGTTATTCATGGAAAACAGAGATCGCAAGTACGAAAAAGATGTTAGTTTTATGAAGGGTATTTACAACGTACAAGATATTGATTTTGATTTGTCTCAGTTTGGTTTGTTCCTACAAAACGATACTATATTCATTACTTTCCATTTAAATGATATGGTTGATATTTTGGGCAGAAAGTTAATTAGTGGTGATGTTATTGAGTTGCCACACTTAAAGGATGACTATGCTTTAGAGGACGGCGAAACAGATAAAGTTTATGAAAGTTTAAAAAGATATTACGTAATCCAAGACGGCAGTAGAGCGTCTGAAGGCTTCAGTCAAACATGGTATCCACACTTATGGCGTGTAAAATGTACGCCACTTGTTGATGCACAAGAATATAGAGATATTATTGGTGACATTACAGCAGGGGTAGACGGAACAGATGATACATTAAAAAGTTTGCTTAGTGATTACAGTAAGAATTTAGAAATTAACGATGCTATTGTTCAACAAGCAGAAGCAATGGCACCTTACGTACAAGATGTAGTTGACGGAAGAAGTGGTTATGATACCACACGCTTTTGGATTGCTCCTTCAGAAGAAGACGGATCCATTTTACTAGTAACTGCAGACGAGGGTGAAGTAACAACTGACGCTGAGAAAGAAAGTGCTGATGTATTTTATGGAATGCCTGTTGAAAAAATTGACCACTACTTGTCTGGCGATGGCATACCTCCAAACGGTGCGCCGGTATTAACACTAACAAGTTTCCCTGCTACTCCTGTAAAGGGAGAATACGTATTGCGTGTGGATTACATGCCTAATAGACTGTATATTTTTAACGGCAAGAAATGGGTTTATGTTGAAGATAATGTGCGTATGCAGATTACTAACTATACAGACCGCTACACTTATAAAACTAAAAACTTCAATGACAAAACTTCTATTACATTGGCTGATGGAACAAAACTTGATTCAAGACAAAGTTTATCTAATGTATTACGTGCAAGAGAGGATGAAGAATAATGGATTTCTATTACGACGGCCAGATAAGACGATATATGGCTCAATTTATTCGTCTCTTATCTCACTTTTATGTTGAAACTGGAAAAGATTCAGATGGTAACTCTGCGTTAATAAGAGTTCCAGTAACTTACGGTGATATTTCCCGTCAGGTAGCAAGTATCGTTCGTAAAAACAGTGAGAACGCTCTTAATACAGTTCCACGAGTATCATGTTATATTACAGGCGTACAATACGATCGTGACCGAATTATGTCTCCATCTCATGTAGATAAAGTTCATATTAAAGAACGCTTTTACGATAAAGACACAGGAACGTATACAGCCGGTCCAGGAGATAGTTATACTATTGAGCGAAGTATGCCAAGTCCGTATAAACTAACAGTAAATGCCGATATATGGACCAGTAATATGGAACAAAAGTTACAACTTACTGAGCAATTATTTTACATGTTTAATCCAAGTTTAGAAATTCAAACAACAGACAACTATGTTGATTGGACTTCTATTTCATACGTAGAATTAACTGACATCTCATTTAGTAATAGAACAGTTCCAGTAGGAACTGAAGATCAAATTGATATTGCTACACTAACTTTTGAGATTCCTGTTTGGGTTAATCCACCTGCTATTATTAAACGACTTGGTGTTATTTCCAAAGTTGTTATGGGTATATTCGATGGCAGTGGTAACTTAGCAGATAGTGTCCTTGATGAAACAAAACTAATGGGTAGTAGACAATACTTTACGCCGCTAAATTATGGTGTATTGTTACTAAACGGCGAACTAAAAGCATTAAGTGTTGGTGAACCTATTAGTGGTGATACAAAAGAGGATGTTACGTTTGATCATGTTCCTGTAAAATATGGTGTGGATATTCCATGGAAAAAAGTTATTGCACAATTTGGTGATCTTAAAGAAGGCATTAGCCAAGTAAAACTATTAACTAACTTCCAAAACACAACAGGCGGTGTTGATGACTTCTCAGAGATTGTTGGTACAGTAGAATACGATCCGGATGATGATTATGTATTAAACTTTACTGTAGATGCGGATACTATACCAGCAAACACGCAAACGGCTATTAACGCAATTATTAACCCTCTTAAAAATGTACCAGGTGCTGGATTACCAGCTGCAACTACTGGCCAGCGTTATCTAATATTAGAAGATATCGGTGATGCGGATAACACAGACGGCGCTGATGGTTGGAAAGGACCTGCAGGTGTTGGTTTAGTAGCAAATAAGTTTGATATTATTCAATATGACGGAACTGATTGGTCAGTTGACTTTGATGCTAGTGCTAATAATGGAATTCATTATGTGTCTAATACAAAAACAGGAATTCAATACAAGTGGACTGGCGCTATAAACGAAGACATGCCAACGAATACTGGCGAGTGGATTAAATCCTACGAAGGAGAATACACTGCTGGGTTATGGTCCATTTTATTATTGCCATAACTTCTACCCAATAAGTATTAGTATGAAAAAAGTTATTGGTGCCGGCGGTATTTTTTATTGCCGTAGTACAAAGCGTTTCCTGTTCTTACTAAGAGATGATACCAAGTATAAAAACAAATGGGGATTTCCTGGCGGTAAAATAGAATCAAACGAAACTATTATTGGCGGTTTGGAAAGAGAAATAAACGAAGAATTAGGAATACAAATAGACATAGAAAAAACTATTCCTATAGAATTATTTACTTCTAATGATAGTAATTTTTGTTATCATACTTTTATATTGATTATCAAAAAAGAATTTATGCCAAATCTTAATAACGAACATTGTGGGTATGCTTGGGTATCAATGGAAGGATGGCCTGCTCCATTACATCCTGGTGTTTTTTCAACACTAAAATTGGATTCTATAAAAGATAAAATTAAAGTAATAGTAGATACAATTTAAATATCTGCTTCAATAAAAAACTTCTTTAAACTAATTTGTCTTAAATTTCTGTGCCATTTCCACTCGTCTGGCATTTCACCTTCCATACCTTCTGTAGTTACTCTAATAAATTCTACATCTTTATATGTATTAAACACTTTTGTCATGTTACTACGCCAAACTTCATCTCCGGAATTTTCAGTAACCGGAGCGTAATGTTTTGATCCGGCGTATACGTTATTATTTCTAGATTTTGAGTTTGGTTGATTATCAAATCCTAATAGGTAAATTGTTTTATGCCCGTGAAAACAAGCGAGATATGTTGCTGTCGCACCACAGTTCATTCTTGGATCATGCGGAATAAGAGATACATATTCTGGATACTTTAATAAAGAGGTTGCTCTTCCAAAAACTACATTATTTTCTGCGTAACCTTCCTCAACAATATCGTCGATCATTTTATCATTCGTACATACTAAAAAATCAGGGTTCCAATCTCTGTATACAGCATTACATCCATAACATTGTGCTTTGTGTTTTCCTAAATGTCCGCCTCCGGAATTTGTAAGAAAAGTTAATTTAAACGTACTCATTGACTTGCGGGAAACACCATTGCCGACAACAAACGCATGTTTTTTATGATCACTGTTCGATATCATATTTGGAATCCAATATCTATCTTGGTGTCGTCTACCATTTTTTACAACAATACCAGACACAACATATTCACCATCATAATCTTCTAAATAACGTGCGATTTCTATCTTTGCCAAAGCATAAGCCTCCTGTGTATACTGTATTTATTTTAATAAGAAAAGTAAGGGGGACTTTCGTCCCCCTCACTGTACAACTTAATAATGTAAGTTAAACTTATTAATATAACAACTTATAGTCTACCTACAACTACCTCGATAATACCTGAAACACCGTTAAAGTCTTCAAGTGCTTTACCAATTACTGATCCTAAACGTGGATTTGCTTCTGCTTTTGCGTAACCTTCGCCTGCGGAAACTAGCATGTCACCTTTACGGATTGTGCCTGTTACCTTAACAGGTACACGACCTGTTAGTGCTACTGCTACGTTTGTACCCTCTAGACCGTCGTTCATTAAGAAACCTGGGTTTGTGGATACTACACCTGCAATACGTGAATCCATGGACTCAGTAGACATTGTTACTTCTGCGTCACCGCCGAAGGAAACAACAGTACCTGGCTCATAGATTGTGTCACTTGTGTAACGTTCTGCCAAGTCAGCATATTGTGCTGATGTTGCTGTACCTTGGAAAGTGCCTGATGAAAGAACCAAACCAGTTCCATCCATATAAGCAATTTGGCTTCCTGCTACGTCAAAGCGGATTACGTCCTCGTCTGTGGACTCTTCTACTTGGATCTTAGTGTCACCGTCAGCATCTTCTAAACGTGTAATAGTTTCTGTTGTAGTAAATTCACGAATTTCAATTGCATCGCCACTGGCTGGTGCCTCTGTAAATGTAATTGTTGTTCCTGAAATAGCGTAAGCGGATGTTGGTAATTGTACAACACCGTTTACAGTTACTAAACAACTATTAGTTGTTAGATCAGCGTTTAAGCCTGTGAATGCAGTTGTGCTACCATCACCTGTGTATGTTTCACTTTGTACAATTGTGAACTCTGTTGTTGTTTGTTTCCACTCTGTACCATTGTAGAATTCAAATACGTTGTCATCTGAGTGATAACGCATCATACCTGCTACTGGTGAACCTGGACGCTGTACTGTTGTACCTTTTGGTAACAAGAATGATTCTGTTGAGCCACTCATGTCAAGTACTGTACCTGCGTTAGGTGTTGCGGTTAATAAACCAATGGAGTCTACGCTTGCATCAACATAAAACATATTAGCATTGTTAACAGACTCAATACGGAAGTCGTTGTCACCTGCACTCTCGTTAAAGACTGCGGCGTCATCAACACCGAATGTTGTGCCATCATATGTGATGTTTGCTTCTGCTTGTACTGCTGATGTACCATTACCTGTTAGTAGGCTGTTGGATGTTAGAGATGAAGCACCTGTACCACCGTACTGTACGCCAATAACGTCAGCATTCCATGTACCTGCTGTAATTGTACCTACAGTTGCTAGTGAACTTGCTGATGTAACGTTGTTTAATGTATCAAGTGCTGTTTCGAAGTATGTCTCGAAATCTGTTAATGCTACTTGAACCATTGTACCATTGTCGTTAACAACTACACGATCTGCGTCTGCTAATGTTGTAGCAGTTGCAGCTGTATCACCGTCAACAATGTTTAGTTCTGCTGTTGTTGATGCAATATCATCTAGTACGTTAATTTCGGCGGCAGTTGCTGTCAAACCTAATGTTACCAACTGAGCGGCGGCATTAGCGTCATCTAGAAGTGCTTTACCGGCTGCTGTTAGGTCGTATGTTGCGGCTGTTCCGGAACCAGTAAACTGGATACCTTTATCGGCTGCTGAAGTTAGACCTGCGATAGCGGCTAGTTCTGCGTCATATGCTTGTACATCTGTACCAATGGCTAAGCCTAGTGATGTTCGTGCTGTTGCTCCTGTTTCTGCTACCCAGTTAGAACCATCACCTACGATGATGTTGCTATCTGTTGGAGTTAAAGCTGCGATATCGTCTAGTTGAGCATCCCATGCTTGTACATCTGAACCAATTGCTACACCCATTGTTGTACGTTGGGCGGCGGCGTTTGCATCGTCTAACAATGCTTTACCTGCGGCTGTTAAGTCATATGTTGCGGCTGTGCCGGAACCAGTAAACTGGATACCTTTATCAGCAGCTGATGATAGGCCTGCGATTGCGGCTAACTCTGCATCATATGCTTGTACATGTGTACCAATTGTTAAGCCCAATGATGCTCTTGCTGTTGCACCTGTTTCTGCTACCCAGTT